GTTCTGATCGAACACGCTGAATCCGGTGAGCTGTCCAGTCGTGGCAGCCGTCAGGGTCGTCGCACGACCGATCAGGCTGCCCAGCGCGGCGTTCGGGCCACCAGCGGCGCCGGGGATCAGTTCGGTGATGCCCACGCCGCCCCACATTGGCAGCGTCTCGGTATTGGCCAGGACGCCACCGGCGAGGCTGTTGCGGATCGCCGGCTGATCGAGGGCCATGCCCTGCGTGTAACCGGTGCTGTCGATATTGAAACTGCCGCCCGCGGTCGTGGTCGCGTACGGATTGAAGGTGATGTTCGCGACCATCGGTTAGGCCCTCTTCTGCGTAAGGAACGCGGTCGCCCGAAGCGAAGGTTGGGCGAACTGCTTGAACACCGTGGTCCGACCACGAAATTCTGTGATCCGGTGACCGGTATCGGGATTGGTTCGGGTGACGGGGATCAGCTTGCCATCGGCGATGTCGTCCGTGTTTCGCGACGCAACGACCGCATCGGCACGAATGTGCGTCTCGGCGATCGTTAGCGCGGCATCAGGAAGCGCGGACAGGTCGACACCCTTCCAATCGGGGCTGTGAGACTGAAGGCCGCGCGCTAGGCGGCGGCGGTAACCGATCAAGGCCTCACCCTGGAGGGGAACAGGCGCACGCTTGCCGAACGCCTGATAAGCCGGATCGTAGGATGCCTGCGCATCGGCCATGGACGTGTAATCGGCATCGTTCGGCGACTTCGGCATGTTCGCCAAGGCGGCCGCCATGGTTTGCGCGTCGGCCCGCAAGGCATCTTCGCGCTCCTTGCGCTCTTTCTCCTCGGCGTCGCGCCGCGCGGCATCATCGCGCTCTTTCGCTTCAGCCTCTTCCTTGGCCTTCTTCTCGGCCTCGGTCTCGGCATCCCGGCGGCGCGCGTCCATACGGTCGCGGCGATCCTTGCGGGCGCGGTCAGCGGCGGCGTCTTCGTCCATGCCGTCAGCGACGTGCTTCTTCCGCTCTTCCTCTTCCTCGGCGTCATCGCGCTCGCAGGCGGCGGCGTCAGCCTTCTTCCAGTCCGCGCGCTCGGCGTCGCGCTTTTCGGCGGCGTCGCGCCGCTTATCAGCCTTGCGCTCTTCCTCCATCGCATCCATGCGCTTGGACATGGAGTCTAGGTGAGCCAGCACCTTGTCGATATTCCCGGCCGCGTCCCGACGCGCTGCGTCTTCGCGCTCTTCGCGGGCCTTCTTTTCTTCTGCGGATTCAGCCATTGCATCAGCCCTTTCAAAGAGCGAGTTGTTGATAACGCCAGTCGGAGGGCCGCCCTTATCCCAGACCCCAAGGGGAACCACGGCAATGTGGTCAAGTAACGAAGGTTTCCCTTCGATCAGCAGCTTCGTGCCATCCTGGTCTTGGATTTTGCTATTGACCGATGGATCGCCGAAGTTGACGCCGGGCGATGTCGAGAATTGCTTCTCAGTCATTTCGCGCGCGGCGGTTTCATCATAGACTTTCGCGATACCCCAAACATCGGACCCGCTGATATAGGGCAGGAATATTGACCCAATGACGCGATCCGCGAACTCATCGCTGTTCAACAACGCGCCTTCGGGATGCACCCAGATGACCGCCAGACCATTGCACCGGGCCAGGAATTCGTCGTTCAGGTAGAGTGCCGGGTCTCGCCATACGTGCTCGTCGAGCGCGTTGCGATAAGCGGCACCCGTGCCGGTGATACGGATCGCGAAGAGCCAGACGTTTTCGTATTTCTGCGGGCTTGTCAGTTCGCCGGCTGCCATTGCCCGGGCGACACCCAACTCGTCCATGGTCAGGCGATCGAGGGCAACGCGTGCGCCGGGATGAAGCGGTTCCGGTGGCTCTGTGGCGGGTGCCCAGGCGTACCCGGTATGCTCACCGTTCAGGACAGGCTCGAACTGTTCCGGCACGCGCTGAAGAAACGTCGTGAAGTCGACGTCTTCGTTCGGGCCGGGCTCACCGGGCAGCGAGGGGCCATCTTGCGAGTGAACTTGGGGAGGTAGGCCCTCTTCGATGTATACGTGAGCATCGCGGGCTGCGATCCGGCGCGTCCAGGCGATACGTTCACCATCCGGCAGAAAGCCAAGTTCTTCTACGGTCTCGCGGGTCGCCGTTTCCTCTGCTGTCTCTCCGGGCTCGGTTGTCCCGCCCGGGAAGCACCAAAATCCCGGATAGTCACCACCCTGGCCGCGCTTTAGGTAGAGCACTTCGCCGGCGGTCGTGATGAACATGATGCCGGCGGCGCGGGTTGTGTCAGCGTCGCTGCGCACGAACTCCTTACCGACCTTTTGTGGGACGCCTCCATACCCACCCGGGGTATGTGCCGCCGCTTGCATAAGTCGTTCTTGGGCCGGCGAAGACGCTGGCATTACTTGCGCCTCCGTGGCGGTTGACATTCGAGATGCTTTGACCGAGCGGGCCGACGCCTAAGTCGACATTACTTAGGAGCGCAGACCTTCGGATTGCTCCAATCTCTCTCACCCGGCAGGCCAATCGCGCGACCATGCGCCTCCATCTTCCGATGCAGGGCGGCGGAATCGCGCTTTGCTTCAGCAACTAGATCGGTGTGTCTGGACAGATGAGAAGCGGCGACGCCACGATCCTGCCGCTTGACCTGATCGTTCATGCAGCCACCTTCACTCGCTCCAGTTCCTCAGCGCCGCGAACCGTCAACATGTCAGCCGGTAGCCGCCTGAGTGCGTAGATGTAGGTCGCCCAGCACCGGCAATTCACTTCCTCGCCGACCGCCGTGACGTCATCGTAATAGCCAGCGTCGCCAGGCTTCACGAACCCACGTTCCTGCGCCCAGCACCCACGGATCAGATAGACCTTGCCAGCGCGTTCGGCGTGCGACTTGCGGGCGTCATAGCCTGCCTCGCCGGCGTGGGAATGCCATTTCGCGGCCAGCGCCCCGGCATCAGTCGCCAGGATGTTGTTCAGGTTCGCGACGAACTTATGTCCCTGATCGGTTGCCACGAGGCGTTCCCGATAGGGCAGAGACGCAAGCGCCTTCCGCATCTCGGTCTTTGTTTCTGACCGATCGACCGCATCAGATCCACCGGCGGGAATAGACGTCGCCCAACCCGAGAACCGCTGGAGCGTTTCTTCTATGGCCTTCGACCGGTTCAGCTTGATCAACTGCGCCGATGCCATGATGCGTCGGTCCAACTCAGACCGCAGCGCCGGCCGCACCCGATCCAGTGTGAACCGCGACACACCCGGGTGAAACTTCAACATTCCGCCGCGCTCGACTTTAGCTCGGTAGATTGAACGCATCGTCTCGTTCAGGTGACGCTGCAGCGTGGCCTCTGGGACCATGTTGCGGATCGCCGCGGCACGGATACGGGACACCCAGGCTTCTACTCGATCGAAGCTGTCGAAACCGTTCGCGATTAGATCGTTGATGGCATCCGTGATGACGGAATAGAAGCTTCCCTCATAGCGGATGAATCCGAGATCATTCGGCGGCGGCATTACGCGACAGCCCGCACTCGCCGTTCAACCGAATCCTGCGCCGCAAATGGATGGGGCTCAGCAGGCTCCGATTCCGCGACTGGCGGCACGAATTCCGCTAGTGTTTGGAAATCCAGGTCCAGGGGGACCGTGAACATGATCTTGTTTTCGTTTATGTTATCCTGCGCCCAACGGAACAGATTGACCTTGTTCGCAGGGTCCATTTCCGACTTGAAGATTTCAACCGCCGCGATGATGGCCTTCAGTTTGACGTCATCGGTCTGGGCTTTTTCTGAATCGGGTTCAGTCAGCAGTGATGGCCATTCCGCAGTGAACGCATTCCGCCAAGCGTAGAACGCATCCTTGTAGGCCACGTCGCCCCAATCTTCGGGGAAGTCCTTTTGGATCGTCTCGTAGAACTCCGGCGACCATGCGCGACGCTGCACGATCTCATCCATGAAATCGTATGCCGGCTGCATCTCTATACGGAACCGGTCGATATAGCCGGCTACGGCCTTTGCGTCCTCAGTTCCCTCACCGAAACCAGAGACCATCGTCTCATTTTCCAGCAAGCGGGCGGGCATATCTGCCGCAGTGGCGATGTTCTTCAGAATGTTGGTCCGCGCCATGCCATAAGCGCCGTCCAAATTCTGCATGTTCAGCGTTTCGATAGCTTCATCCGCACCGATGCTGATCACGTTGTAGGTCTGCGCCTGCTTAACGGCATCGCTCTTGATGCCGAACAACGTCTTCATGGCGTTGGTGACGATCGAGCCGGCCTGCTTCATCTTGGCGACAAGCACGCCGGCCTTTAGCGCGACCAGATCATCCGTCCTCATGGTCTGGACGAACGATTTCAGCGGGAACAGCGCGCGCTGGTAAACTGAACGGCCCACGAAGCCAAATGCACTGCTCGTGTAGCCGAGGTAAATCGGCTCTTCGTTCAGCTTCACGACCGTCCGCGTGCGATGGTACGTCTTGCCGTTGACCCGAATGCTGTCGGGGACCTTCAGAAACTCCGGGTCGTTGGGCTGCTGGTTCAGAACCAGGCTGCCGGCGGTGTTCAGCGGGTCGAAGACATTGAATTTGAGGACGGGCACCTTGTAAAGCGCCTCGAAATCAACCGGCTGGTCCGGGTCGCCCTCTTCCGGCATCAGCGCCAGGCTGGCAACGCCATAGACACGAGACAGCCGAATCAGGTTGAATATCTGCTTATCAGCCTCGATCGCTCGCCACTCATCCTGGAACGCTTTCTTCAGCCGATCCTCGGGACCGCCCGGGATAGCGATCTCACGAACCTGACTCTGCGCCATATTGATGGGCGCCTCGGCCATCTTTGCACCCAAGACGTGGTGCGTATAGATGATCTTAGCAGTCTCATAGCCAATCTCGGTGCCGGGTACTATGTCCTCACAATCCAATAGTCCTTGAAGCGCGCTCCCTACGCTGCTTCCGTTGATGGTTATCTGGCTCATGAATCGCCTTCGTTGCACCAGACGGCATGATTGGATTAGGGTTCGCGGCCAGGAGGACTACACCCTATGTTCGGCTCGTTTCTCTACGGCGCCCTTGGTCGCATCTGCCAGATCGCGGCTGTCGTGCTGCTGTTCATTCTGCTCGGTGATGGGGCCTCTGTCGGCGCCACTTTCGCCATTTGCAGCGGCTTGGCTGTCTTTGGCTCGTATCTGGTCTACCTGTCTCGACATACTGTCAGAGTGCGGGGCTAGGCGAAGCCCTCTCGATTGCCCAGCAGGATAGCAATTGCGTAGCAGAAGCTATCCAGCAGATCGTCTTGCTGGTCCTTGACGCCAAGCTGGAAGCGGAAGACCTGCATCAACAGATGATTGCCTGACCGCCCCTTGTAGATCGTCACCTTATCATAGGCGTAGCGAGACAACTTCACCTGGCCGGCGCTAACGTGACCCATCACCGAGATGGCCCGCTCGTCCTTACCCACCGCAGTCATTTTGCTGTCGATCGGTCTGGCTGGCCACTCCCGGCGGATCGCATGTTGCAGTAGCACCATGCCGCTGGCCTTATCCTCGATCCATGCGCCCGCCGAGCCCATGCGGGCCTTCGTGGTAACGGCCAGTTCTTCGAGGCGCGTAAAGACCGACGGTAGCCATTCTTCCAGGAGCGCTCCCTCGATCTGGGCAATGTCCCAATCGAGACAGACGAGCGGATATTGAACGCCCTCGCGCTCCGTCCCGGCCCAAAAGCTGACGGCCGTCCCGTCGTGCTTGGCTCCTGTCTTGGTTGCCGTGTCGACGACCGCGAAAACAAAATCGGGACGGTTCGGATAATCAACCGGCTGACCGTCAACCAGGCACCGCTCGACGTCGAAGAACGATGTTCCGGCGGGTCGGGGGTCTTGCTGGAATAGGGCGCCGAAACCTCGCTCACCGAGAGCAACGCGCTTCCGAGCTAACGCCTCAGCATCTTCCCACTCCGGCCAGAGCGCTTCGCCAACCTTCCGGTTAAGGGGGTCATCCTTTGAATCGGCCAGCGCCGGCAGCTTTAGAACCCGCCACTGGTCGCCGCCCTTGTCCATTTCGGCCAGCAACCGGCCGCCCAGGTCATCTTCATGCCAGCGGGTCATGATCAGGACGATCCGACCGCCGGGCTTTAGCCGGGTGTAGAAGTCATCCCGATACCAATCCCAGACGCGTCCGCGCTCTACTTCAGACTCGGCAGCTTCCCGTGATTTGACGGGGTCATCAATAATACCCAGATCCGCGCGTCGTCCGGCAACCGCGCCGCCGACACCGATCGCAAAATATTCGCCGCCTCTATCCGTTTCCCATCGGCCCGCGGCCTTGTTCGTTGGGTCCAATCCGTATCCGAGAAGCAGGCTATGCTCGGCAACCAGATTGCGCACCCTGCGGCCAAACTTGTCCGCCAACTCCTGCGTGTGAGACGCAGCTACGACCGCCGTGTGAGGATGCTGAGAAAACCACCAAGCAGGAAAGAGTTGTGAACAGTAGACCGACTTCGCTGAGCCGGGCGGCATCAAGACCATGAGGCGGTCAAATTCGCCGCGTGATAATTGCTCTAAGCTATCGGTCAGCAGCAAATGATGACGTGCTGGCGCTTGCCCTAGTGGGCGCAACGCTTCGGTGCACCAAGCCGGCAGGCTACGTCGAGCCGTCCTCCGTCTCAATATCTCCCGCGCCGCCTGCGGCGATAGCAGCAAGTTCCTCGTCGCTGAGTTCGGCGATGTTGCGGCGGATATTGGCATTCAGGGTCTGCGTCGGCTTGCCTTCAATCCGGTCGAGCAATTTGTCCGCCGCCTGTATCCGCGCCATGGGCAGCGCTGCGTCATCCAGGGCGATGTCGGACAGAACGCCCTTCAGCTCCTCGGCGGTGGCGATCTTCGCCTCACGCTTGGCCTTAGCTTCCGGCGTGTGCGCTATCGCTGCCATACTCGCCGCCGTCTCGCTTGTGATCTGTGGCGCTGCGGGCTTCTTCGACCCAGGGCCATGGCCCTTGCCGAACAACTGCCCCATGGCAGGCATACCAGACGCGGGCTTCTTCGTGGGCCAGGCCATGATCTCCGCATCAAATGGTGCGCTGCGGGCTGGGTTGGCTACCAGCAGGGCTTGGCGCGTATGATCCGCGCCGCCGCAGCCTGAGCTGAAATGGGGGTGCCCGGGCAGACTACTGTCGCCGTCTCCGGGCTGATGTTAGCGGTGCTCTAGGCACACTTCTAACGATGGTTAGTTCCATATCACATTCGCGCAATGGGACGCAAGCGAATTTATTTCGGGCGGAAATCTGCGGCTTGTGGGGTGTCACGCGTGACATGGGCGGATGTCACGCCTCTCCCATCAATGGGAAGCCCCCATTGGCTCGAATGATAAAGACCTGCTCCCCGGTGACGTGGTGGCTGAACACTCCAGCGGCTTGCACCTCGCACAGCTCGTCGTCCTGGCTGTAGGCGCCGACCAGCATATCGTCTGGCAGCCCGGCTAGGCGCTGTCGTAGTTCGTGGACCGTCATCGCGTCCTCCGCTTCCCACGCCGCACGTGCCGGGCATACCCGTGAGACGGTCGCCTTATCTGCCGCAACGACACGACGGTCTCACTCAGCAAGTCCTTCACGAACGTCCGGACTGAATTGGGGAATAGCGCGGTGTGCAAACGGTCGCCGCCTACTAAGCCGTGCTGGG